GATGAAGAAGAAAAAGCTATGTTAGAACAAAATATTCAAATGGCTTTATCTAAGCAAGACATAAACTTGGAAGACGCAATTGATATCAGAGCTTTAAGAAATATTAAACTTGCAAATCAATTGTTGAAAATGAAGCGTAAAAGAAAGAAAGAAGAAGACGAAAAAAGAGAAATGACTAAACAAGCTGTACTCGCAAAACAACAGCAAATGTCTCAACAAATGGCTGCTCAAACAGCAATGCAAAAAATTCAAGCTGAAGGTCAAATGAAAATGCAATACAGACAAGCAGATGTTGCTTTTGAAATAGAAAAACTTAAAGTGGAAGCTGAATTAAAACGTTCACTTATGGCTGAAGAGTTTCAATATAACATGCAGATAAAAGGACAAGAAGATGCTGCTTTATCAAAAAGAGAAAGTGATAGAGAAAAAGCAAAAGCTAATAGAATAAGTCAACAAAATACGGAACAATCTAATCTGATAAATCAAAAGAAAAATAATTTACCTCCTCAAAGTTTTGAATCTAATGAGGACAGTTTAGATGGTTTTAATCTATCGGAATTTGACCCAAGATAGTAGCTTAAAATAATTATAACATATTGTTTAACTTTGTACAAAATTAAAATTAAATCCAATGAATCTAGAAAATATTAAAGTAAGAGAAGTTAGTGCACCTGAAAAAGGGAAAGCTGAAGTCGAACAAGAGCTTTTAGATAAAGCTGAAGAAAAAAAAGTTGTTGAAGAACAAGAAGTTGTTGAAGAGACAATAGTAGATACTCCTGCATTAGATGATAATACAGTTTTAGAGTATTTAGGAAAAAGATATAATAAGACCATCAATTCATTTGATGAGTTGATGCAAGAAAGAGAGGAACAAGAAGCATTGCCTGAAGATGTTTCATCTTTCTTAAAATATAAAAAAGAAACAGGTAGAGGAATTGAAGACTATGTTCGTTTGAATAGAGACTTTGATGAATTACAACCTGATAATTTGTTAGCTGAGTATTATTTAGCAACTGATGAAGCTATAGATACAGAAGATGTAGACGATTTGTTAGATGAGTTTAGATTTGATGAAGATGTAGATGATGCTAAAGTTGTTAAGAAAAAAAGGTTAGCAAAAAAACGAGCTGTTGTTCAAGCTAAGAAGTATTTTAATGAACAGAAAGAACAATACAAACAACCCCTTGAGTCAAGTGCGGGAGTTAGTTCTGATGACAATAAAAAACTAGACGAGTATGAACAATATCTCAAGAGTGTGAGAAGTAATGAGGAAGCGGCTAGAAAAAAGCAAGATTGGTTTTCTAAAAAAACTGACGAGGTTTTTTCAAGTGAGTTCAAAGGTTTTGAGTTTACCGTAGGCGATAAGAATGTTACCTATAGTCCGGGTGATGCATCTGAATTGAAATCTAAACAATCTAATGTTTTGAATTTTATAAACAAGTTTGTAGATGGAGAAACAGGATTGATGAAAGATGCACAGGGATACCACAGAGCTTTATCACTAGCTATGAATCCTGAGAAGTTTGCCAAATTCTTTTATGAATTAGGTCAAGCCGAAGGAGTTGAAGATGTTGTCCGTAAAACAAAAAATGTTAGTATGGATATTCGTAAAACTCCCGAAACTGCAACTACTCAAGGAGGAATGAAAGTTAGAGCTTTAAACACCGACTCAGGTCGAGGTTTGAAGATTAAAAGTATGAAAAAGAAATAAGTAACAATTAAAAATTATTAATTATGGCAGTATTAGCAAGTCCAACGTTTCAGTTGCAGCCAAGTGCTCAACAGGTAGCGTTGTCGTCAAACTATATTACTAATGCTCAATTTAACTTTTTGAATCAGTATCTTCCTGATACTTATGAAAAAGAGTTTGAGAGATATGGTAATAGAACTGTTTCATCATTCTTAAGAATGGTAGGAGCAGAAATGCCTTCTAACTCTGACCTTATCAAATGGGCAGAACAAGGAAGGTTACATATTAAATATGTAAACTGTGTCTTAGGTGGTGCAGGTGCAGGTGCAGCTTCAGAAACTTTTACAGTTCCTGCAGCACAAATTGACCCTGCAAGACAACCATCAGGTTCAGTAGCACCGGCAGGTGCAGCAGGGCAAATCGGTATCAGAAAAGGTCAAACAGTAATGATTTCTGATGATACAGCAGGTTCTGCATTAAACAACAAAGGTATTGTAACAGCGGTTACAGCTACTACATTTACTGTTGCAATGTATGAAGCAGCAGGTTTAGCAGCTTACGCAGGTACAGCATCAGTTTTCATCTATGGTTCTGAATTTAAAAAAGGAACTGTTGGAATGGAAGGTGGATTAATATCTAACGACTTCATTTTTGAAAACTCTCCAATTATATTAAAAGATAAGTACCAAGTATCAGGTTCTGATATGGCACAAATCGGTTGGATTGAAGTTCAAACAGAAGATGGAGCAAGTGGATATTTATGGTATCTTAAATCAGAACACGAAACTAGATTACGTTTCGATGATTACTTAGAAACAGCGATGGTAGAAGCTGTACCGGCAGAAGCAGGTTCAGGTGTTGCTACTCAAGCAGTTTATGCAGATGCAGGTAACAAAGGTTCTGAAGGGGTATTCTACGTTGTAGAAGCAAGAGGTAACGTTTGGGGTGCAGGAAATCCGGCTGATTTAGCAGGATTTGATAGCATTATTCAAAGATTAGACAAGCAAGGTTCTATTGAAGAAAATGTAATTTTCGTAAACAGAGCATTCTCGTTTGACATTGATGATATGTTAGCAGCTCAAAATTCTTATGGTGCAGGTGGTTCTTCATATGGACTATTTGACAATGATGAGGAAATGGCTCTTAACTTAGGATTTACAGGATTTAGAAGAGGTTACGACTTCTATAAGTCTGAATGGAAATACCTAAATGACCCAACAATGAGAGGTGGATTAGTAGGTGGAGCAATTAATGGACTATTAGTTCCTGCAGGTTCTACTACAGTTTATGACCAAATTTTAGGTAAAAACGCTAAGAGACCTTATTTGCATGTTAGATACAGAGCTTCAGAAGCTGAAGACAGACGTTATAAGTCTTGGATTACAGGTTCTGCAGGTGGAGCAACAAACAAAGATTTAGATGCAATGGAAGTTAACTTCCTTTCTGAAAGATGTGTTTGTACTCTAGGTGCTAACAATTTCTTCTTATTCAAGTCATAAGAAGTGTATATATAATTAAGGGAGGATTAACCTCCTCCCTTTTTTTTTAATCTAATTAAATTTAAATAAAATGAAAAAGACAAAAGAATTTGTAGATAAAGTCTACCGTTTAGTAGGCGATAAATATCCCTTATCTTTTATGTTGGCTACACAACACAGTAGAAGATTCCCATTAATGCATTTTGATAAAGAGACAGGTGTTAACAAACCTATGCGTTATGCTAGAAACCAAAAGTCTCCATTTGTTGACGACCAAGACGGTAATGTTATTTTAGAACCAATTGTGTTTGAAGATGGTATGCTAGTAGTTGCCAAAGAAAATCAAGTGTTACAAGAATTTCTTTCTATACATCCACAAAACGGTGGCGTATTTGAAGAGGTTGATAAAGGCAAAGAAGCAGCTGAAGATGTAGAAACATTATACGCTGAAGTAGATGCATTAATTCTTGCAAGAGAAATGACGTTAACACAGCTCGAAACTATTGGTAGAGTTTTGTTTGGAGATATTAACAAACTAACTACAGCTGAATTAAAAAGAGATATGCTAGTATTTGCTAGAAGACATCCTTCAGATTTAGTAAACATGGTTAATGACCCAATGTTAAAATTATATTCTAAGGTTCAATTATTCTTTGACAATAAACTATTGGTTTATAGAAATGGAAAAAAAGATGTGCACTTTAACACTTCTTCTAACAAGAAGAGAATGGTTAGTGTTCCATACGGAGAAGACCCTGTGTATATAGTATCATCATTTTTACAATCTGATGATGGAATAGAAGCATTAAAACTACTTGAAAAACGCTTGGAAGACAAGTAATTTGAGAAGGGGATGAAAAAATCATCCTCTTTTTTTTTTGCTTATCTTTGTAAAAAAGATAACAGATGATACAACAGGTTTATGATGCTGTTCTTGCTATATTGAATAAGAATAACTACGGTTACTTATCACCTGCAGATTTTAATTTATATGCCCAACAAGCACAATTAGATTTGTTTGAAGATATATTTTATCAATATAACGCTCAAGTCACTAAAGAAAACTTAAGAGGGTCAGGTACAGGTTATGCAGATATTAAGAAAGGTATTGTTGAAGTAATTGATATGTTTTCAGTTACTGCAGCATTGAATCATCTAGCTAACAATACCTACAGTATGCCATCTACTCCAACCACGGGTTCTGATTTTTATTTTATAAACAAAGTTTTATGCTATGATGCGGCAGGTGTTACTTTTACAGGTGAAGCAGAGAGAGTAAGTCAAGCTAAAATAACATTATTAAATAATTCTTTATATACAGCACCAACAACTACATACCCTGCTTACACTACTGAAGGTAGTGTAATGACTGTGTATCCATCATCAATTATACTTGCGGGTCAAGTACAGGCACAATACATAAGATATCCGGCTACTCCACAATGGACATATGTTTCTTTGGGTGCAGCTCAACAACCACAATTTAGTGTAACAGCTAGTTATCAAGATTTTGAACTACCTCTAGATTATTTTCAAGATTTAGTAAATAAAATATTACAATTTGCAGGTATGGAAATTAGAGATGGAGAAATAGTCCAATTTGCTTTAGGACAAGAACAGATTGAAAACCAAGATGAACAATAATGGCTTATATAACAGACTATCAATATTATACAAATAACAATACCACTCCGCAAGATGCTAATTGGGGGTCATATCAATATATAAGTTTAGAAGATGTAGTGACAAACTTTCTGTTGATGTATAATGGAAACCATTCATTAGTGAACAATGAGGAAAGGTTTAAAATTTTGTTTCATGCAAAAAGAGCAATACAAGAATTAAACTATGATGCATTTAAAGAAATCAAAGCATTAGAACTTCAAATAACAGATACTCTTAGATATGTTTTACCTCAAGATTATGTAAATTGGGTAAGGGTTTCTATGTATTATGATGGGTATTTGCGTCCATTGGTAGAAAATGTTCAAATCAATTCTGCAAGTGCGTATCTTCAAGACCATCAAGGTAATATATTGTTTGACCATTTAGGTAATATTTTAAAACCTGAGTATTCAGAATTGACTAGACAAAGATTAACAGGGGTTCAAAAAACACAATATTTAAATCAAGGTGCTCCATATGACGGATATTGGGGTTATTGTTTAGATGGGTTTTGGTATTTTGACATGGCAATAGGAGCGGCATGGGGATTAAATACCGAAACTGCAAATGCAAATCCTACATTTACTATAGATAAAAAAGCGGGGGTTATAAACTTTAGCTCTGCTATGAATGATAAATTGGCTATTTTAGAATACATCTCAGATGGAATGGAAAATGGAGATGATTCTAAAGTAACAGTAAATAAAATGTTTGAAGAGTACATTTATGCTGCTATTGAATTTGGCATCTTAAATAGCAAACTTGGAGTTCAAGAATACATTGTAAATAGAGTTAGAAAAAGAAAATTAGCTTTATTAAGAAATGCAAAATTAAGACTGAGCAATATACATCCGGGTCGTTTGTTACAAAATATGAGAGGTCAAGATAAATGGATAAAGTAAGATGGCAAAATTACAAAGAAATTTCGTACAGGGCAAAATGAATAAAAGCGTTGATGAACGCTTAGTTCCTAATGGACAATACATAGATGCTTTAAATGTTAGACTTGGTTCTACTGAAGATTCTGAAATAGGTTCGGTAGAAAACTCTAAGGGAAACACACAGCTTACCACATTAACTTTTAACGGGACAAATCTGAGTAATCAAGCAAGATGTATTGGTGCTTATGAGGATGGAGCTAATCAAACAATTTATTGGTTTGTACATGACCCTGCGTATACCGTAGGTGCAACAGGTAAAATAGATATGATTGTTTCATATGATGCACAAGTTGATACAGTAACTTATCATGTGATTACCATGGATGACGCAACCGGCAACCAAACTACTATATTAAATTTCAACCCTACATATTTAATTCATAGTGTAAATAAAATAGAAGAC